TCGGACGACCGATTAAGCGGTTTTGCTTAGATACTTTATACAGAAAGGGCTCAAAATGAAGCACATTGCAAATATTATGCAGATGAACGATTGGGATATAAATCAAGAAAGTACAGTGGGGCGGATATTGGAATATGGTCGCGGGAAGACTAAAAAATTCGTCATCGAATGGTTGGGTGGAGAGAAAACCGAAGTGAAAGGCGGTTATTACGATGCCTGTGCTATAGGTTTGAATGCTGATACTTGGAACTTTATTCGTCGAATTTAATAAGGTTAAACAGGTCGTCTGAAACGGCGGACGACCTGTCTAGATAATAAAGAAAGGAAAACGATGAGTGGTATGCATCCTGAAATGATACGGGCGGAAATTAAGATGAAGGGGCGAACTTTAACGGATGTCGCCAGACTTTATGAGCTATCCCCAAAGGTAGTCATGATGGCTTTAAAAAAGCCAAGTTTATCGGGGGAACTAGCGATTGCGGATTTTCTTGGTAAGTCTCTGCATGATCTATGGCCGGAACGGTGGACGAAGGACGGGCGGCGCATCCGCCCCCGCTATGCTTATTTATATAAAGAGGCAGCAGCATGAAAACGCATTATTCGATTTTGGAACTTCTGGAAATGAAGTTAGAAAATCTGCCAACAACAAAAATGGGGTTGGGTAGTAAAGTTGTAAGGGAATCCTGGCCTTTTATAGAAGTCGCGGGTAAAGGTGGGAAAGGTGGCAAACGCCGCGAATATGCACCGCCCCCGGAGGTGTTGAAACTGATTCAGGCGAAGAAGTTGAACGAGGTTTTGGGCGGTTTGTCAGATTTGCCCGAACTCCAGCCCTCTCCCCGA